AAGAAACATTTAAATTAAATGAACTTTCGTTTTGAACATAAACTACATTGCCGCCTGTAGCAGTGATATTACTAAATTGGTCTCCGTCAATGTAACGATTTTGGCTGTCAAATAATGTGTAGGGTTCACTCACTCTTAAACGCCCAAATGCATCTAAGTTAGTTCCAGTGATTGCTACATTTGAGTTACCACCTGTTATTGTAGTATTGACATTACCTGATACGACCCATGGACTTGTGCCTTGAGTTACTGTTACATTGCCACCAGTGATGTTTGCATTGACGTTGCCGGTGATTGCCGGCATAGTGCCAATGTTAACATTACCTGTAACACCTACGTTACCAGATACATTGGCATTTACATTACCTGATACTACCCATGGACTTGTACCCTGAGCAACTGTAATGTTACCGCTAGTAATTGTGACAGCACTATTGCCGTCGATACTGACAGGCATCCAAGGAACTGTTAGTTCCCCACTAGTTCCTATTTGTGAAACGTGTGCGTCAACGTTGCCTGGAATAGTAACATTACCACTAATGATAATGTTACCTTCAAAACCCGTACGGACATATACATTACCTGATGCTTCATCTAGTGCTAATGCTTGATTTATGTTGCGTAAATACCAGGGTGATACTTCTGAGGGATTCGGTACGGCCATAATTAAATACTCTTATATTAACTAAGAGTATTTATCTTATACTTCGTACTAATCTTTATCAGTTTCTTCTTGACTTGTTTTGTATTGCCATTCGTCTGAATGAGCTACATTCCACTTAGGTGAAGTTTCTACTTTGTAGTTTTTAGAACATGCTTTGAAATCAGGTGTTTTCTTGTTTGCTAACACCAAACTTGAATCATGCCAAATAATTCTATTGTTTGGCTGTGCAGCAAACTGCCCATTATCTAGTTTTATAATGTTAAAACTTTTATGCTCAGGATCGTGCTCGGAAAAATTTTGATTTAATATAGTACGATCTGGATGACATGTATCTATAGTGAAAACATATTCACCAGGATGCATTTTACGATCTTTACCAAAGATTTCACACCTGCTTAACAAAGGTTTTTTAATAACAGTTATATGGTAGTCAAAACAATCCCATAGTTGTAAAGTATCTAAACTAAGATCATAATCCAAATCTGTTTTCCAAACAAAAGCACTAATAGGTAATTTATCATATAAAGCTCCGTATTCAGTAAGCAAGGTTTCAAAATACAAAGCTTTACCTTCTATACTTTTTACTGACACCCAAACTCCCGGAATGTATTCACCTAAGCCTTTTTCACCATCATAAAGATATTCTTTTCTAACCATAACGGGAATTAAAGGTAAATTGTGAACTAAAAATGCCATTTATCTAATGTCTAGGGGTTTTGATTTGGTAGCCACAATACAGTAATACTTTTCACGCATTGTTTGTGTTTCACCAGTTTCTTGATTAGGAATACCTAAATCAAATTCTAAGTTATTAAACTTGTCAATAGTAAATCCTGCTCTAATCAATAACGCAGCTAGTTGATTATGACCTAAAATACTATAATGATTCAAATTCATTTCATGCTTACGATCACAATCAGGAGCAGGAACTTCAATATAAATCTTGCTGCCTTGCTTTAGAATACGATTGTATTCCATTAGCGAAAAGATAGGATACGGAGAATGTTCAAGAGCATGTCGTAAAAAGATAAAGTCAACACTTTCATCATAATATCCACCTGTTTGTGGTAAGAAAGACAAGTCATACTTTTTTATAGTATGCCCTTTCTTTTCACAAATTTCAATATCACCTGGACTTAATGTAACACCTATTGTATTTGTATATTCACGAGTTTTCATTTCATCTAAGAAATAACCAGGCCCGCATCCTAAATCTAAGATATGAGCATCTTTAGATAATTCAAGAGGATCAATATAAGTTTCTACTACTTGTTTAGTAAGTTGTTTATGAAACTCACTGTCGCCTTCATCATATATGTGCGCTTGATACAAGTACTCGTTGTATAATTTAAGTTTGAGTAAATCCAAAGTGTTGTTAATGTCAATCATGTTTTTCATAAAAAATCCTATATGTGATTAACATTACTTATTCTAAAAATCAGTATATGAATTATTTTTCTTAGCATCTCGCTCTGTATTGTAAATGCCTTGCCATTTTTTAGCTAAAAACTGTACTAACTGAGATACAGTAGTTAATTTGTTTTTATTCATAAAGTCAATAAGTTTTACTACATGATCACGATCTATTCCAGAATTAGGTTTTCTAGCATTACTCATTGAATTAGCTAAACCTCTAATAGAGTCATCCAATCTATTGATATCAGTAAACACCAAGTTATACCAAATTTCTCTAGCCTTGGTGCCTAACTGATTTTTGTTTTTTGCAGACATTACTTCTATCCACGGATATAAGTATCCTTTATATGTGGATTTATTTGCCAAGTTTACTTTGCTAATATCTTCTTTGCCGGTTAGTAAAGAAACATCACCTAAATTTCTTTTGTCAAAATTTAACCAAGCAGTTACATCAGTATAAAAATAAGCAGGGATATTTTGTTTTTTTGCTAGTATTAAAATTTGTCTAGCTCTAGCTTTAACTGAATCAGTTGCCGAAGTAGTGCCTTCACCGACTAATACATGAATTTCTTTTACACCACCTATACTCATTGTAGGTTCTTTACTAAAAATTCTATCTTCAGCTTCACTGCTTCTTCCACTTGCTGCTGTGCTCATTGAATTACGATCTTGATAATAATCAACTGAAGAGGCTTTATAGTGTCTGTTATACCAATCACCATTTAATACAAACAACACACCGTGCCTACCTAAACTATTTGTATGATAGCCACCGTGTCTAGTTCTAGTTGTACTTAAAAAGTATGGATAACCTTTGGGAGCATATTGTTGCTCAAGAGATCCCATTGCGCTAGTTAATTCAAAATTACCAGTGCTAAGTATATTTCTAGCTGGGAGAAAAGAAGTATAATGATAAACTACAGAACTAGCTCGTTCATTTATTAACTCTTTTGCTCTCACTTTTTGTATCCCTTGAAAGGTTTTAAAGTACTTTGTGTGTTAGTGGAATCAAGTTCGTCACTATTTAAATCACCGTGATTTAAATCTTTGAATTTTATACCTGCTGCTTTATATGCTATTTTTAGCATGGCTTCTTCTTCTTTAGTATATGCGTGTGCAGTATTAAACTTTCCTGCCCAGCTTTCACCGTCCATTGCAGGTACGATGTTGCCGTCAGTACATGCTGCTGCCATCATTACTCGGTTTAAGTCATAAGTTCTATCATAATTAGAATTAGCAAATACATGTAATCCCCTAGTAGGATTACTTTGCCTTTTAGACAATTTCCCTATTTTACTTTCAGTTACAAATTCTTTAGCTCTCATATTATTCCGTAGTAACGTCTAAATCACTTTCAGTACTCATAACAGAACCAGCAACAAAACCATCCAATTCTATTAATAAAGCTGCGTCATTAACATCTACATAAGTTACAGTAGATGCTATAAAGTGTTGCATCACTACATTAGCAAGAGGCGTAGTTACTATCCTAACATTGCCACTAGATACGTTCATATCATAAGTAGCTAATGCATTTCCGTTAAATGTTGTAGCGTATCCTGTCCACTTTACTTGTGTTAAATTGTTTAATATTTGAGCAGAAATTAAAATATCTTGACTATCGTTATTACTAGGATTTCCTGTTCTAATTTGAAATTGACCTTGAGTAAATTCAGCTACCGGTGTTTGCCAAATTACTTGATTTGCGCTAGTTCCTGATGTAATTGATTCTAGTGTATTAGTAGAAGTTGCAAATAGATTAGAAAAGTTATTGTTAATCTTTCCAAACGCAACTCGTAACGGATCACCTTCACCATCGTTTGGTAACGTGCCTATATTAATAATTTCTTGTGTAGCCATGATATTAATCCAATGTTATTATATATTTATCTGTTACAGAATAGCTTTAGCTACTTTAGAAGCTTTAATCATAGCATCATACAAATCTTGTTTTTTCTGTAAATCTTTTGTATTATTAGAAATTGCAGATTCAAGATTTAATCCATTAATAAGCGTAGCATATTCTTTATCTGATAACTTTCCTGACTCATGAAGTTTTTGAATGTCATTAAATTTCTTTTCTAAATCGTTAATGTTCATCGTGGTTTATCTCCTAATACTTGTTGAATTGTTTCGGCTGATGCAATTATTTGTTCTAAACTAAGCTCACAAAAAGTTTGTGATACTTGATCATTAGTAGCATATAATTCTACACCTTGGTCTATTAATTGATATAAATCATTAGATAATTCATGTGTATCTTGATTTCGTCTTAGATATTGAGTGAAATTCTTAAACTCTAAAGAACTTCTATACAAAGTAACAAAGTTTTCCTTTGATACTTCATTGTTATCGCACGTTTCTACTGACAGTTCAGCAGTGGTTCTTATCCAATTGATTAGTTCATATTCATTAGTATCATACTTTGCTACTAAAAAATAATTAAATGTACTGCACCCTGACAGTAATAATAGTGCTGTGATAATTAATATATTTTTCATATTAGTTTCCTATATTTGGTAATAAACGTCTAAAAAATCCGCGATCTTCTACTGGTTCAGGAACAGTGGGTTCTGTAGTTTCGTTATTTGATTGTTCTATTTCTAATTGATTACTTTGTCTTTCTTGATTTTCTTCTAACCAACCTGAAGGACCTTTTGGTTTGGTAGCTTCACGGTAATATTTTATAATTTCAGTTTGCTGTCTAATATATCTACGCATTTCTTGAAAGTTGTATGCCATGTTTTCATAGCTTTGAGGAGTCATACCAAACACAACAAAGTCTGCTCCAGTAAAACTTTTTACTTCTGAAATCTTGTCTTGTAGATTAGATTCAGTTAATACAAACCATTGAACATCGTCTAATTGTATTTCGGGCGGAAGAGGTGGTTGATATATTTCTAGTTGTACTGTTTCTGTAATTATTTTTACAGGGGGCAGCGGTAAAGGTTCAGGAGTGCTAGGACGTAAAAAACTACAACCCGGCAGTAGAAACAATAAAGCAATTAGCATGATTTTATTCATTTAATTGATCTACCTCTTTAGAATCTTCTTCCATTTGTCTAAACACTTCTTGTGTTCCATTATTAAGTCTAGGTTCAATCAATCCAGGTCTAGCTAGTGCTAACCTTTGTAGATCATGCCTGCGAAATATACTTAAGTATTCATCTTTTTCTGATTGTAGTTGCTGATTAGCTGAAGTTAGGTTAGTCATTTGCTCTACTTGGCGCTGACTATTTTCTTCTAATGATCTGATAGTTTGTTCGTTTATTTCTGCTGCGGATTGTAACGCTACATTTTGTGCTTGATACTGCCTTACATCAGATTGTAACTGAGTTATTTGGGTATTAAGTTGGTTAACAATAAACCAATGCGCTGCATAACCAGCGCCGGCAAGTAATAGTACAATGGGTAGTATTTTTAAATATGCAAACATAGTCTTCTATTTATCATAGAAGGCTTTTACCATGGTGGCTATATACTCAACTTCGCTGTCTAACAGTTCAGGATAAATGGGTAAACTTAAAACGGATCTAGATAACATTGCACTAGCTGTTAAAAAGTCTAATGTATTTTCACACAAGAACTTAGTTGCAGGTAACTCAGAAATAGTTTGTTCATAATGAACCTTGACTTCTATCTTATGCTTGAGTAAATGAAATCTTAATAAGTCTCTATCGTCTGTAGCAATTACGAATTTTTGATCTGCGTGACGATAAAATTTCTTACTCAAACATTTGATTGGAAGATTTTCAAACTCTTTAATATAATACTTTCTGATCTTTTGTCTACGTATCTGCCACTGATCTATATGTAGCGATCTTGCTAGTACATGAGCACAATCTATTTCACTCATTTTACTGTTAGTACCTGCTACAAAGATTTCTTGTGCAAAGTGCTTACCGTTATCTTTATAAGATTTTGCAAACTTGTACAACTCTTCGCTGTTAGTTACGATTGCACCACCGTTTCCCGAAGCAGGTAAGTTTTTTGTAGGGTCAAAACTAATTGCCATACCCAATCCTACATTACCATTAGCTATCAACCAGTGTTGCGCACCATCTACTATATCTTGAGAAGTTAATAAGTCTGGAGTAGGTGCTCCATATAAACCTACATAGCAATTGTATGTGTTTATACTTTCTCGTTCTGGTTGCAACATTATACCATGTGAATCAGTATCTACGATTTCTATATCATAGTTTTTAGTATATGCGTTATTGTTAACAAACGCATTTAGTGTAGCTCTGTATGTAAGATTAGGTATACGGATATGCAGGGGGATAGTTAAGTCTAAGCTAGTGTAGCAAAGATACTTTGCAATGATTTCTAATGCTTGAGTTCCGCTGTGAACAACTACTGCGTATTCACATTTGGTTCTGTTGACTAACCAATTTTCTAGTCTATTAGTATAACTACCGTCGCAAAAGATACCAGATTTTAGTACGTCATCTGTGGCTGATAAAAGTTCATGTTTTAAATTTAGATACTGACGATCTAAACCAAAATGTTTAATCAAAGTTTCTTAGACCAATAAGGAGAATTTATAATCCAATCGTAATAAATCTTAAAGCCTTCTTCAACATCAACTTTAGGATCAAAGTTAAAGTCATTTCTAGCAGCCGCTATATTAAGTGAGCCTCTGCTAGGAAAGTCAGCGTCTTTATCTTTAATCTCAATTGAGCCTTTACCAGCTAATTTGACTGCTAGTTCTGCTGCATACTTTAAAGTTCTGCTGTGGCTTTTTGTAATGTTGTAAGTTTTGTTGATAGCGTTTTCACTTAATGTAGCAGCTACTATACCCTCAGCAGCATCATCTACATATGTAAAGTCAAGGGTTTCATTTACCCCGTTTACTTTTAGTGTTTGACCGCGTAATGCGCTTAGAATAAACTTTGATATTACTCTGTCTTCAACGTCAAGAGGACCGTATACTGCACTTGGTCTGATGATAGTATGTTCTAAGTTACAGCTACGAGTATAGTCTTTTACTAACCATTCACCTGCTAGCTTCATTATACCATATTGACCTTGAGGTTTACATATAGCATCTTCAGTTACATCGTCTGTAAAGTCTCCATATACCATAGAACTACTAATATAAACAAATCGTCTTACTTTATGCTTTTTAGCAAGTTCAAGTAAGTTAATTAAACCCTCGCTCATTGTTCTACTACCAGCACGAGGATTTACGTTAACTACTTTTTGTCTAGGAAAGCTAGCAAGATGAATAATGATTTCTGGTTTGTCGTCATTGATTATTTCATCTAGCGCATAATAATCAGTAATATCTGCGTTAAATATATCTTTAGTTTTTATTTTCTTAATGCGTTCATTCATCAAGTAATTTAGTTCATCGGCAGGTATTAAACCATAACTAGTTTTATTATCTACGATAGTTATTTCGTGTCCCAAACTTTCTAGTTTGTTAACTATGTTATGTCCAATTAAACCTAACCCGCCAGTGACTAATATTCTCATTGAAGTAATGTCCACACCGTAGTATCAATGCCTGTGCTTTCTAACTGTGCTGCATCAGTTAACTTAGGATGAAAATTCAACCCAGTCATTTTTTCAATATTCTCAATTGTAGTTACCGTAGCAGATATGTCTTGTGTTCTAACTGGCTCATTAGGGAATAAAAATGCTACTGCTGTATTAGAATTACTATCTACAACAACTTTCCAAATATATTGAGGTATGCCTAATCCATTGCCTATTACTTCATAGCCGGGATTATACACAGTACCTACAGTAACATATAAATTCATACCTGTTTTTGCTAAGTTTCTAATACGATCTTCTAATATACGCCAAGCACCTCTGTTTTGATTTGGATTCTGCGGAACCATATTACTTAGATAAAAGCTTTGTGACATTTGTTCTTCGCTTGCTGTGTTATCAGCAGCGGCACTTAAATGTCCTCTGTCATATGGCTTGCCTGCGTAATCAGCTAAAGTAACATCATGTTCACTGGGAATAACAGGATCATCTCTAAAGTTATCTTTACGCTTTGCTGTTCCTGTAATATCTTCAGGGTCTATACGATAAGTTACATACTCTGCGGTTTTAGTGTCAAACCTAAAATGAACAGCATAGTTTAAGTGACAAACATACTGTGACTCAGTGATTGCTGACACCGGGGCGCCTGCAGGATGAGCATGATCAGGGCAATTATCATCAATAGGGTTGGCATAAATTGTTGTGCTTAAAAGTAACGCTAATATTGTTGTTATTGTTCTCATTTAAATTTTAATCTCCAAAATGTTTCAATTTTTTCTTCTAATGTGGCCCAAAGTTCTACTTTCTCATTGAAGGTATTAGGGTCGTTCATAACTCTTATCTGGATAGGAGTTTGGCTATGTTGTTTTATAAACTTTCCTTCTTCAGTTTCAAACCATATCTTTATTGTTTTTTCGGCAATATTCGGATAGTTAAAATCGTTACTAATATCAAACGATATAACTTCTACTTTTTTCATACTGCCATTGGTGCTTTAATAGCATCATGTGACTGATAGTTATTTAGTTTAATGTCATCCATTGTAAAATGATCAATATTTTTTATCGCAGGGTTAAGCCAAAGAGTAGGTTCAGGATATGCTTCTCTTGATAATTGTTCTTTAACTTGTTCTACGTGATCTTGATAGATATGTGTATCACCAAAGCTAATAATCAGTTCTTTAGCTTTTAATCCAGTTACATGCGCAATCATGTGCGTAAGTAACGCATAGCTTGCGATATTGAACGGGACACCTAAAAAGATGTCTGCGGACCGCTGATACATATGACAACTTAGTGTTCCATCAGTGCCTACATAAAACTGAAACATAACATGACAGGGCGGCAATGCCATTTTATTTAGTTCAGCAACATTCCATGCGCTAACGATGTGTCTACGACCATATGGATCTTTTTTGATGTTTTCAATAACTTGTTTAAGTTGGTCAATAAAAACAGGTTCTGCTTGACATATACTAGTAGTGTGCGTATCCCACTGTCGCCACTGTACACCATACACTCTACCCAAGTCGCCTTCAAACTTGGCTCTAGGTTTCCAGTAAGGTGACTCGGCATTACCAGTCCATATTGTTGATTTAGAAGGATCGCGTGTGCCGTGTGTTATCTCGGAAAGTCTTCGTTCGTCACTTGATCCTTCTAAGAACCAAAGTAATTCAGCTACACATGCTCGCCATGCTAGCTTTTTTGTAGTGATTGCAGGGAAAGTTGTT